GCGTGACGATCACGAAGGAACACCAGGAGATCGTGGGGGTCGACTGATGTTCGCTGATCTCACCCCCCGGCACTGGCTGCTCGCCGGTCTGCTGCTGGTCCTGTTCGTCGTCGCCTGCTCCATCCAACTCGCATGACCATCTACGTCCTTAAGCCGCACTATGTGGACGCCATCCGTTACGACGGGGAGAACGTCGACCAGGTGAAAGCAGCCTGCCGTCTCGCCAACGTGGCCCTGCAACTCCCCAACGACCCAACCCTCAACCATCTCGCCACGTCGATCGCCATCTGGTCTGCGGACGGGATCTGGCACTACCTGGGGGTGGGCGACTGGCTCCTCCGTTTCGATGAGGGGCTGCGCGTGGTTGGGGATGACCTGTTCCGTGTCCGGTATGTGCGTCGCGCTGACGCAGCCCGGATCAAGCCGACGATGAAAGAGATGCCATGACCCTCACGTTGGAGCCGAAAGCGGCTCATGGTTCCCCGGATTGGTTGGCCGCCCGCCACCGCGACGATCAGGGCCGTGCGCGCCTGACGGCCTCAGTGGCAGGCGTGCTGTTTGGTACCCACCCGTTCATCACACCAGCCGATCTCGCTGTCCAGATGCTCAAGGACGAGGCACCGGATGAGCAGACGACGGCAGCGATGGAGCGGGGTACAGCGTTGGAGCCTGCCCTGGTCGACTACTGGGCTGCCAAACACTTCGTCCCGGTCGCCTGCCCGGAGGTGATGCACGTCAACGAACGTTGGGTCGCGAACCTGGATGGCGAGACCCCGGAGCGTCCGTTGGAGGCGAAGACCTCAGCCACCCTGCGTTGGCGGGGTGAACTGCCGGACCATTGGCGGTGGCAGGGTGTGGCGCAACGTCACTGCTTCGCTGACGCCCCCGGCGCTGTCGAGTGGGTGATTCTGGACGCCGATCTCCGCATCCAGTTCCACACGCAGACGGTGACCGCCGACGAGTTGCACGCCCTACGGATGGCTGGCGCTGACTGGTTGTCGTACATCGACATCGGGATGCCCCCGGCTGGCGTGTCGCTCGCCGCGAAGCATGTCGCCTCCCTCAACCCTGGCGGCGCCGGCCAGATCGAACTCCCCGCGGATGCGTCCCGGTGGGTGCGGCAGCTGCAGCAGGCGCGGGCGATGGCGAAGATGGCGAAGCTGGACGAAGACGAAGCGAAAGACGCTCTGGCCCGTGCCCTGGGTGGCGCTGATGAGGGAACCGTGGACGGCCAGACGGTCGTGACGTGGCGGGAGCAGTCGGGGAGGGCCGGGTTCGACAAGGCCGGGTTCGCCGCTGACTACCCGGCACTGTTGGAGAAGTACACGACGGTCGGAAAGCCGTTCCGTGTGATGCGCCCGAAAGGGGACGTTGAATGACCGCTACAGCGTTGTACGAGGCCCAGCCCGCAAGGAACGCCGAACTGTTTGTCGCTGAGGAGAAGCCACCCCGCGACGTGGTTGAGGCTCTGGTGCGGGTGGTGCGTGACCTGCCGGCGATCGGCAAGGACGAGAAGATGGCGGGCGAGTCCGGCGGGTACAAGTACCGGGGCATCGAGCAGATGACCGCCGCGGCGCAACCTCTGTTCGGCCGTCACGGCATCATCGCCTGTCCCCGTGTCTTGGAGTCGGTGACCACCCCGATCACGAAGGGCAACAAGCCGTGGGTGCACCGCGAGATGCGGGTGGAGTACGTGCTGCGCGGCGTGAACGGCCCCGATGACTTCGTGGTGATGGGTCCGTTCGTGGTGGAGGCCGACGACAACTCCGACAAGTCAGCGAACAAGTGCATGACGCAGGCGTTCAAGCAGATGTTGTTGCAGGTGCTCATGATCTCGGACCGGAAGGACGATCCGGACGAGGCCAACGTCGGGCGTGATGCGGCCCCAGAAGTCTCGGAGACGGTCGGAAACGATCTGGCGACCCCCACGTACCGGAAAGCCCAACAGGACGGTTACACGGCCGCAGAGCTTGACATGGTGGCGTCCGAAGTGGTGGGTCGTGCCGTGGTCCTGGCTGATGTGCTGCGGACTGAGTGGGCTGCGGTGCGTGACGCGTGGATCGTGTACCGCCAGGAGAACCCGAAGGACGCGACCCCACCTGCCGAGGCATCTGTCCCCGACATGCAACCCGGCGAGCCGTTCATCCGTGAAGCGAAGGCCAAGAAGTGACGGACATGCTCACGATGGCCGAGGTGGAGCAGGAGATCATGCGCCTGTCCGGTCTGTGCGAGAAAGCCACCCACGCCGTCAAGGAACGGGGCCAAGCCTTCGCTGAGGCTGACAGCGCGTTCGACAAGCTGTTCTACCAAGAGCTGCTGCGTGCCCGGATGGCTGACGGGAAGACCCCTGAGTGGGAGGCGAAAGCCCACGCGATGGACGTGGCCGACGAGTGGAACACGGCCCGCAAGGTGACTGAGGTTGCTTATGAGACGGCGCGTGAGGCTGGCCGCAACTACCGGGCGCAGTTGGATGCGCTCCGCACGATCGCCGCGAATCTCCGGCCGCTGGTGACGGACCGATGAACGAGACGCTGTTCAACGTCCCCATCCAAGGCCTCGAGTCCGACGAGAGGTATACCCCGAAGTGGATATTCGACGGGCTAGGCCTGACGTTCGATCTTGATCCTGCTGCACCCGTTGGAGGGGGGGACTGTGTGCCCGCTCGCCACCGATACACGTCAGAGGACGACGGCCTGGCGCAAGAGTGGTTCGGGCTGGTCTGGCTCAACCCGCCCTTCTCGCTCTCTACCCCCTGGGCCGATCGGTTCCGGGCACACCGCAACGGGGTGTTCCTCGGCCCTGTGGCGAATGGCCGCTGGTGGTGCGACCTACTCCGCGTGGCGGATGTCGTGTGGCATTGTCGTGACTTCGCCTTTAGCCACCCCCTCCACGCCGGCAAGAGATCGTCTATGCCTCTCGCGATGGTCGCCTGCGGGGAGATCGCTGCGGAGGCCGTCCGGAGGCTGGGGCGGTCAGGCGTGCAGGATGGCGTGCTTGTCACTCCGGAGCACCCATGACCCGTTCCGTGATCGCGACGAAGGTGAAGCGCCGCAAGCTCGAGGCTGAGAACGCCCGTCTGCTCGAGGCCATCGACCAGCACCGGTTGTGGACGGTGGATCACGTCTCGTACATCTCGCCGGCCGACCGTGAGCTGTGGGGGAACCTCTGGTGACCCTCCAAGGTCCGGTGAAAGCCGACTGCGTGTGTGGCTGCGGCCTGTTCGGCACTCCGTCCAAGACGGGGCACATCAAGGCCCGTTGCAAGTGCCCGTCGTGCACCGGCCGCAAGAACCGTGCGAAAGGCCACCGCAAGCAGGCGGTAGCGCAACGTGCCCTGGGTGTGGAGTCCGGCAAGTTCGCTCACACTCATGAGGAGAACTGGTCCGACGAACTGTTCGCCACAGAGGTGAAAGCCGGAGGCCAGACCCGCACGGTGGAGACGTTCTGGCACAGGCATGAGGCGCAGATCATCGCCAACCGCCCCGACTTCGGTGCCCGTCACCGGGCGTCTCGGATCGTGGCGATGCCTGATGGCTGGAACGACGGGATCGTCATGGTCCGTCTCAGCGATTGGAACACGATCATCCGACCAGCTTTGGAGGCTGCCACATGAGAACCGTCGCCGTCATCGTGCTCAGCGTGGTAGCGGCCGGGGCAACCCTGTCGCTGGTCGCGTACATCGGTACCGCGTGGGTGGTGTCCGGCCGGGTGATTGAACAGTCGGCCCGTGTACCCCGTGTCGTCTACAAGGGCGGGCCGTGGCCTGCCGAACGGAGAAACTGATGCTCAACTGCACCCACTGCAACGACCTGCGCGCCAGGCTCAAGCCGATCCCGTGGGCGGAACGCGACCCGCGTGGCCGGTTCACGATCGACGGCGTAGGCCATGCCGGCGGCCACACCGCGCTCAACGTCCCAGCCGCCGAGATCATGGCGTGCGGCTGTGGCTGTCATGACACCTGGAAGATGTGGAACGTGGCGAAGGTCGGCCAGCTCTCGTGAGACGCCTCCTGGTGGCCGTCCTGCTCCTCGCAGCCTGCCACGGTGGCACGTCACCCGCCCCAGCCCCGTTGGACGTGTCTGCGAGCCACGGAGCCACCGATCCGGCCGTCACACAGGCCAACATCCACCAGACGATCTGCGTCAAGGGCTACACGGCCACCGTCCGACCCCCACTGTCGTACACGGCACCGATCAAGCGGGCGCAGATCGCCAAGCTGCCGGCGTCAGTCAGCCACAAGTCCTCCGACTACGAACTGGACCATTGGGTGCCGCTCGAGGTGGGCGGCGCACCTTCCAACCGTGCGAACCTTGTCCTCCAAGCGTGGGCCGGTCCCCAGGGCGCACACGCGAAAGACCAGGTTGAGAACCGGGTCCACGCTGAGGTGTGCTCAGGCAAGGTGACGCTCGCGGTCGGGCAGGAATGTTTCCTCGTGAACTGGCAGAGGTGCCCATGACCGTGCTCGCGGCGTACCCGTGGAAGACGAACGCTCACCTGATCGAAGACGTGGCGAAGCTGGGCTACCTGGATGGCCTGGTGCTTGACGCCACGTACGGTCTCGGCACCTGGTGGAAGCGTTGGCAACCGCCGCTGGGCTGGCTGGTGAAGAACGACCTGCGCGCCCGTGGCGAGGCCCTGTCCTACGACTTTCGCGGCTTCCCCGTCAACTGGGCAGACCGCTACGACGTGGTGGCATTCGACCCGCCCTACAAGCTGAATGGCACCCCCGACCCCAGCATCGACAGCCGCTACGGGGTGCATGTGGCGACGACATGGGTGCAACGCCACCATCTGATCCGTGAGGGGATCAAGGAATGCTGGCGGGTGCTCAAGCCTGGCGGCTACCTGCTGCTCAAGTGCCAAGACCAGGTGTGCTCCGGCCAGATCCGTTGGCAGACAGACACGTTCACCGAGTACGCGTGGGCGCAAGGGCTGGTCAAGGTCGATCGCTTCGACATGCTGGGCACCGGCAGGCCGCAACCAGAAGGGCGCCGGCAGGTTCATGCCCACCAGCGCCCCTCTACGTTGCTTGTCTTCCAGAAGTCGTGATTCTCGCGTGCGCCCCAGAAAGGACGCTGGGCCGAAAAAAGCTAGACGGCCGGACAGTCCGGCCCGCAGGGTCGGTGCCCTGGCTCCGGCGCATCGTCCCATGCCCACACCCCGGAGCCGAGATCCCTGGCAGGTATGAAACGCTCGTGTCCCGCGTCGTCGGTGTAGCGGGTTCCCGGGTTCATCAGACGGCCTGCTCCGGTAGGGGCATGTCCAGGTACTTACGTGCCAGGTTGGTTAGCTTCGCCGGCCGTGGCGTCCCACTCAGCAGCGCACGGTCTAGGACCACCTTGATCGTGGATGGATGCCAGCTCGAGCCTTTGCGGAGTCTCATACCATGACCAGCGAAGAACTCTCCAATGACACGGTACGGGACACCCATCTCCCGCATCGTCAACGCCTGCCCGATCGCGGACATCTCGTTAGCGTCCTCCACCAGCAGGCCACCCTCAGCCTTGAATCCGTACGGTGTGGATCCACCGCCGTAGCCACCGGCCGCCATCTTGCGCCGCCGACCATTCACGCAGCGGACCCGGATCATCTTGCGTTCATACTCTGCGAACGCCCACAGAATCTTCCGGAACAGCACGCGGGTGGGGTCGTCGTCGCCGGCCTCTAGGGCGTCGTTCTCCCCCTCATCGCATGATGCGAGGGTGCCCTCATTCTGCTGGATCTCGTAGTACACGGACTCTTGCAGCATGGTCTCACGGCCGATCCGGTCCAGCTTGTAGACCACGATCCCATCGGCGCGGCCGTCCTTGACCATCTGCAACGCTTCGCCCAGGGCGATGCGTTCCGATAGGTGCTTCATCGTTCCGGGGATGCCCTCATCCGCCAGGACCGTGACCAGCTTGTCGCCGCGTTGGCGAACCCACCGTCTGATCGCATCCCGTTGCGTTTCGAGGCCGTCCCCGTCGGTGACCTGTCCGGGGGACGAGACGCGCAGAAGGCCCACCCATCGGGTAGGCGCATCCTGCAAACTGACAGCGGACCGTTTGCTCATGAGTGGTAGTCCACCCCGACGGCGATCGCGTCCCGATTCGCCAGGAACAATCGGCCGCTGGTCTCATCCCAGTGCTCATCCGTTACGAACTCCTCACCCGTCCACTCCTCGCGATGATGCGCGGCCCCGTCTGGCGTCACGATCGTGTAGGGCCGGACCTCGCCCATCTGCCGAACGGGTACAGCGTTGTGAGCCATCTGCTCATGCTCGCCGCTGTAGTGGCAGTCGTGGTCGTTCGCCTGGCACCGGGCGCACTCCTTGGCACGGTTGACGCCAGCGATGATGCCGTCCCACCGGCCCCCCACGCGGTACCAGTCCCAGAATCCGCACCGCTCCTCGCCGTGGTACTCCTCCACATGCGGCGCGAGCAGTCGCTCAACCTCAGCGGCTATGTCGTCGCAATCCTTGACTAGCACTACTGCGAACATATGCATGACTGCCTCCTAAGCGGGTTGGAAAGTCTGGTGTGCGCTCCAGAAAGGACGCTTCCTCACGAAAAAAAGCGTGCTGACCTGGTATTCTTCGGTCTGGTCAGTCGTACTGAGCCGCCCACCGGGGATACCGATGGGCGGGGCACTACGGCCGGCGTCCCTTGACAATCAGACCGTGGCCGTGCGCTCTACCAGCTCCAGGCCGTCGATGGCACCGCGGAGCATGGTGTAGATCTCGCGTGCGCTGCGGTAGCCACCGCCGAACGGGGTACGAACTCCAGTGCACGGCAGGCCATCGCGGTTGGGGTCCGTCCCGTCCAGGCCGATGATCTGATGGACCTGCCAGCCGCCATAGGCACCGGACAGGGCCAAGCCACCAGTGATGACGTAGAAGCTGTCGACCTCGCGGCGGTGGAGCAAGTGGGCGGGGAAGACGCTCCCCGACTGCTTTACGTAGGTGATGGGTGGAGCGTCCGGCCCACCAGTCGTGTAGTGGCCATACGGCAGGCCGGCCCGCTCACAGTAGACACGTAGGGCCTGCTCAGCATCCTTGCGCGTGATTCGATCGCTCATGTCTTCCTTTCCTGGTAGTGGACCATCCACACCGTGCGACCCCGCTCACGCGGGATCGTGGCGCTATGGACGCTCTAACGCCCCGTAATGGCTGCGTAGGCCATCCCGCGGGCATCGGCCACGGACTCCCCATCGGGAGGGAATCCGCCACGCTGTAGCCAGTCCAGAAGCGCGGCGCCTAGTTCCTTGCGCTCGTCATCATCCGTGGTCGTGCACATCGCCCGGAAGCATGCTGTAGGGTCCATGACCTGCCCTTTCATATGGTGGGACCATCCACACCGTGTGAGCCTGCCTAGACAGGCTCAAGGCGCTATGGACGTTCAGTGATTCCTTCGATCACCTCAGCCATGACAGGCCAGATGGTCTGGAGCACACCGTCATGCCAGCGCCCCTCATGGTTGCGAAGTGACTGCAGAGACGTAGACGGTGGGAAGGTGGCGCCGCAGTCACAGCACTGGTACCGAGTGATGACCTGCTTGGCATCCATCAGGACACCAGCCAGGCCAGAAGGGTGACCAGGGCCACCGCACCAGCGACACGTGCGACTAGCAGGCTCACAGCGCGCCTAGTCATGAGTCATCCCCATCGGGATCGCCGTACGCGGATGGGATGGGCTGGTTGCAGTGATCGCACACCAGCTCCGGCCCTTCCCAGTGCACATCGGCGTCGTCCACCAGCCAACCATCGTGGTCCCCGGTGAAATGGACTTCTGCCTGGGTGTTCATGCACTGAGCGCACAACGTCCCCGAGTCATCCATCAGGTAGAAGATGGGATACCCACCAGGCCACGCGTAGGCAGGCCACGCCCCGTCTTCTTTGCCAACCTTGCGTGCGATGGCGTCACGTGCCAGCACTTCATCCGCGCTCTCCTGGTCATGAGCTGCGCAAGCATCCCCGTATTCGACCCACTCGGCCCCGGTCATGACTGCACCAGCTCAGGCCAGCAGGTAGCGCAGTAGACCGCGTTCGGCTCTAGGAACAGGAAGGAGCGCACCCATCCACCATCGGCGCCGCACACGGTGCGTTCGTCGGATGTGCGCTCAGGATGTGAATGCTGGTGAACAACACCAGACTCAGGATCGACAGGAACGTACCCGCTCATGACATTCTCCTCTCAGAGCAGCACAAACGCTGCGAGACCAGCACCCGGAGATGCTGGCGGCGCAACGTTCAGGCTGGGAGCAGATTGTGAGGCGAGAAACGCAGCCGGCGGCCGGAACGATCCAGGTGGACAGTTACCTTCGACCTTCCCACCAGCACAACAGTCCCGAAACGATCCCCAAAGATCCAAGCATCCGTCGCCGGATGAGTCTCCACACGCTGTCCAACTGCGAAATCTGCGAGCTGGTAGTCCATCACCGTTCCCCATCCTGGCCAGCACCCCATGCGCCTGCCGATATAGCAATGCTACGGCAACTAGCAAGCCTGCGTCAAGCCCGTTTCACTGTAAATCCGCACTCATTTGCGCCCGTTCACCACCAGCACGCTGCGGATACACCAGGCTAGAGCGGATAAGAAACACCAGGTCACAGCGTTCTGGTGGTGTGGGCCGTTAGAGCATGACCATGGGCACGATGGTCGTAAACGTGCAGGTCACAGCGTTGCACGTGCTCGAGCGCTGGCACACAGCACACGCAGGCCAGCAGCTCACGACCTGGGCGAACGTGCAGGCCACAGGTCTGACCGGGGCATGTGCCGAGGCCGCCCCCCCAAAGCCGAAGGCTTAGTCCCACAGGGGTTCTTTCCGGTTTGGTAGATACACCGCTGTACTACCCTTGACATACATCGCTGTATCTGCCAGTGTAGCGGTATGGCCGAGCAGATGACTCAGATCATTGTGCGTGTTCCGAGGGGGGTGCGGGAGTGGTTGGAGGCCGTTCTGGTGGAGTCGGGGGTTCCGATGTCGGTGACGGTTCGTCGGTGCCTCGAGGCGGAGATGGAACGGTCGTTGGGGTCCAGGATGTCGGGTCCGGGGGGGTCGACCAGTGGTTCGTCTTCTACGTCGGAGAGTGGATCGAGTTCGACAAGGGGACCGCGTTCGAGTTCAAGCGCCGGTTCGGGTCCGAGTCGTTCATCTGCGACGGACTTCCAGCGCCCTGCGCCGGGGAGAGAGTCGACGCCTCGTGCAGCCTCCGTACCTGCCTCGAGCACGCGCCCCTCGCACGTCCACAAGCCGAAGTCTCAGGCGGGGAACTTCTCGATCTGCGATTGCGGGGCGACGAAGACTACGGCCGGCGAGTGGAGGCTGCCGTGAACCCGGACGAAGGCCAGGGCGAGGATCTGTTCCCCGCTCCGGATCGTGAGCCGGCTGTGTCGCTGGTGGTTGCCCTGTCGGCGCCGCAGTGGGCGACCCTCCGTTTCTTGGCTTCCGCGGCCGGGTGCACGGAGACGGAGATGTTGCGCAAGTTGATCGAAGACGCCCCGCTACGGAAGGCCCGGACATGAACAAGGCCGACCAGGAGTACGTGGACCGGTTGCTCCGGATGATCGACGGCTTGGAACGCAACGTCGCCGGTCTCCTCGCAGAGAACCGCGACAAACGGCAGGAGCGGCGCTTGGAGATCCTGCGGCTCCTCATCCCCGTCTACGCCACCGACCCAGCCCCCACGATCGTCGCGACCGCACAAACCCTTACCGCCTGGTTGGAGACCACCCCATGAAGAAGCTCCTCGCCCTCATCCCTCTCACCCTGCTGGGTGTGTTCGTCATGGCTGGGGTGGCTTCCGCTCACACCGCCCAGGTGTCCGTGTCTCCGGCCACTTGCATCTCGACCACGGCGTGGAAGTTCACGTTGACGGTGGTGCCCACCGATCTCGACAAGGCCCCGGTGGCGACTGTCTCCAACTCGGCCGGCCCGTACACGGTCCACACGTTCCCCTACTCCACGGTGTTCACGGAACAGTCAGCCCATGCCACCGTGTCCGTGGCGATCCAGTGGAACGACGGGGTGGCGTACAACTCCGGACCGCTCACCGTCAACGCCCCCCCAGGCGGATGCAGCCCCACGTCCACGACGGCGCCGACACCTACTACTACGACGTGTGATCGGGCGGTCCCACCCCGAACCGACTGCGGTGCCCCTGTCCCGCCGACCGTCCCCACCACGATCACCCCCATCGTTGAGCCGACGTCGATCGCGCCGCCGGACACAACGACGACGGTCCCCCCGGTAGCCACCACCATCCGGCGGGGACCGTCAACCACCCGCCCCGTCTCAGCAGCTCTCCCCGTCACCGGGGCTGGTGACACCGCCGGCATGGTGGTCGCCGCCCTGTTCGCCATCAGCCTCGGCTCCGTCCTGGTGTACAGCGTCAAGCGTCGGACGGTGCGGTGATGGGGAAGCGACGCATCACCATCCTCGTGGACGAAGAACGGCGGCATGTAGGCGGCCTTCAGCAATACCTAGAGGACGCCTGGGGCATCACCGTCGAGTCGGTTCAGGACATTCCCCAACCGGTCACCCAAAAGTTCGAGGTGACCATCATCAGCCCGCCCGAACTCCGCACGGGCGCTTCGCAAATCCGGAGCTGGCTAAGTCAAGCCGGCAACTACCGGGACATAACGGTCGCCGAGGTCACCCCGTGACCGCCGCCGACGACACACCCCGCCGGCCACCCGTCACCCCGCACACGGATGGCAACCCGTGGCCGTGGGCGGCACGCACCACCGACGCCCGCCGTGAAGCACTCGACGAGACGGTGCTGTGACCCCGGAACGGCTCGCTGAGATCCGGGACATATACGTCGATGACGGTCCGATAGCAGGCGACGACCACGGCGCGGCAGTAGTCGAGGAACTTCTCAACGCCCTGGACGCCGCGAACGCCGAGAAGGCTGAACTGGAACGGTTGCTCCACGTCCAAGAGGAAGCGTTCGACGCCGACACGAAGCTCGCTGTCGCCGCCCTGGACGCTGCGAACGCCGAGAAGGACCGACTGCAAGCATTCGCTGATGGTGAGCGTCAGGCGCTCATCGAGACGTGCAGGCGGGAGGCGCAACCGGCCGACGAGGACGATCCTCGCGCCGCCGACTGGCTAAACGAGCACCAGTCGTGACCCCCGTCGACTGCACCTGCGACGCCCGTATCGAGGCGCGACCGTGACCCCGGAACGGTTGGCTGAGATTCGGGCGTACATCGGCACCGACGAAGACGCCCGTTACCGCGGCAAGGCCAGCGAGATGATTGCCGACTGTCTCGCCGCCCTGGACGCTGCGAACGCCGACGCCGCACGGTTGGCAGCGTCGGTAGCGGTCATCCCCCGCGGCGAATCGATCACCGGCATGGTGGAGATCGAAGCGGCGCTGGCTCTCGCCGCTCACCGTGCCCGCATCGAGACGCAACCGTGACCCCGGAAGGGTGCCCTAGTCGCATGACCGTTGACGGCGGTGTGTTTCACTGCGAACTACCCGCCGGTCACGACGGACGCCACCAGGAAAGCGACCCCGACGGGTACTGGTCGTGCAAGTGGACCACAGGCGATGACACATGACCCCCGTCGACTGCACCTGCGACGCCGGCGCGACAGACGGCGGCATCTGCCCCACCTGCCTCGGCTGGGGCTGGTACCTCACCCTCACCACCGACGACGAACGGCTGCTTGCCGCCGGGAGGAACTGATGGTGAGCGACTACTACCCAGACTGGATCTCCGGTCCCGCAATCTGCCAGATGGAGGGCTGCGACTTCGGCTACGACCGCGGCTCGTGCCGTCGATGTGGGAAGCGGCTCCGCTGTTCATGTGGACGGTTCATCCGCGCCGACCGCTGCGATCAGTGCCCCTGCCTCGCCGGGATCACGGAGGAGCCGTGAACCTCCTGACCGGCCCGTTGCGTCCCCCGGCACGCCACCGCAAACACGGCTGGCCCGCACGACACCTCGCTCTCCCCGCCTACGAGGGTGTGCGCTTCGTGGCCCGGTCCTACGAGGACATCATCGGGTCGCTCGAGCGGCAGCACGCGACCGGGTTGGAGACCGCCCACGAGTTCGTGTCCGGCAAGGACATGGAGACACTGGTGCCGGTCCTGCTCGCGGAGGGGTTCACGAAGATCACCGCCCCCCCGTGGGGGTTCGGGTCCGGTCACCGCATCGAAGTTGGAAGAAGGGAGCAGTGATGCCCAAGTTTCCGTGCACTGAGGATGGTTGCGACCGGGTGTTCGACAAGAAGCAAGGTTTGGTGATGCACAAACGGGTGAAGCACCCCATCCCGTATGTGGAACCGACGTTCACCGATGAGGAGCTGTCGGCGGCGGAGGGGATCGACGTGACCTCCAACGTGATCGAAGCGGACGACGGGTTCATCGCCCCCACCTTGTCGATCGTCCCGGAGCCGGAGATGGAGGTCATCATCGACCAGCCGGACGGTTCCCAGCGACGTGACCCTCTCGACATCGACGCTCAGGCGTGGAATCCGGATGCTGCTGCCCGTCGGGCGAAGGCTGCGAGACTGGAAACCATGACCGTCGTGCCTGACGCCCCTGCCCACCCATCCAACCCGGAGTGGGAGCCGACGCCGGAGGATCAGGCTATGGCCGCTCACGGTGCCGCTATCACAGAAGTGGTCAAGGAGATGCACCAGGCGGCAACCGGGATCGAACTCACCCGCCGCCATTACGGCTTCGTCCAGTCCCGTTGCCGGGAAGGGTTCCCCGACGCGATGGATGTCCGTTACCTCCTGTCCCTGGTGGACATGGCCGACGGGATGTTGCAGATCCTCGCCCAGCCCCACGTCTTAGGTCTGTGGGAGAAGGCGCTGCACGAGTAATACTGCTGGTTAGCGAGTTTGCAGTATCATGCGAGCGTGACGCGAGCGGTCTCGCCGGCCACCTGGCAACGGTACGTCGACCTGCGTTTCACCGGCATGTCCCGCACGCAAGCCTGCTCCCAAGCGAACCTGTCGTACGGGTCGGCGCAGGCTTTCGATCGTGGCGATCCGAAGTCGTCGGGGCATGTGATCTGGCGGCGCATCTGCCGCGGTCAGGAGCCTTTCGCTACTGAGGCCCGCATGTATGCGCAGCATGTGATGCCGTTGGGGCGGGAACGCAACGAGGCCATCCATGAGGCGGTTCGGGGTTCTATCTCCACGAAGCCGGCGAACGAGTTGGCCCGTTTGGCGTTGGAAGACTTCTCCCTGTTCCGTCCCCGCTACCTGGGGCGTGAAGCCTCCGCAACGCAGGCGTACGCAGCGGAGCGCATCGTGGAACTTCTCCAAGACGCTGAGGACTCCTTTGCGGTGATGAACTGCCCCCCAGGGTGGGGTAAGTCCACTCTGATCCACGACATCGAAGCGTGGATTACGGCCCGTAGACGGTCCCTGCGAGGCATCAACGGCTCCCGTGGGGAGAAGATCGCAGCGCAGAACACGGCCAGGTTGAAGCGCACGCTCGAGCGGACCACCCCGTTGACGGGTGCAGCAGCGGCGATGTCGGTTGACTTCGGTATTTTCAAGCCTCCGGTCAGGGACAAGTGGCGGGATGACGAGTTCATCGTGTACCAGGATGACGGTCAGCCGACGGAGGAGAAGGAACCAACCTGGCAGTCGTTGGGGATGGACTCCACCCAGCTCGGCAACCGGGCGAACTTCATCTCCTGGGACGATCTGGTGGACCCTCACAAGGATCTCCGCACTGAGAACTCGGTGAACCGGCAACGTGACTTCCTGGATGATGTGGCTGAAACCCGGTTGGAGCCACACGGTCTGTTCATGCTCACGATGCAGCGGTTGGGGCCGGAGGATCTGTCCCGTTACTGCCTGGACATGCGCCTCCCCATTGACGACATGGATCTGATCGAGACGGGTGAGGATGATCCCCGCCCCCGGAAGTACACGCACATCTGTTTCCAAGCTCACGACGACAAGAAGTGCGCGGAGCTGGGGGATGATCCGACGAAGCATTTGGAGACCGCCCACGCGCAACCGGTCGGTTGCTTGTTGGACCCTCGCCGTCTGTCATGGCGGAAGTTGCGGACCATCCAGGAGCACAAGGAGCAGAAGTACCAGGTGCAGTACCAGCAGGAGGATCTGGACCCCGACTCGGTGCTGGTGCAACGCTCCTGGCTCAACTTCGACCCGGATCGAGGCCTTTGGTCGCCGCTCCCGGTCAACGAGCCTGGCATCTCGTACGTGACGGTGGACCCGTCAGGAACCCGCTACTGGGGTGTCCAAGCCTGGTCGTATGTCCCCGACGGCGATGAGGGTATGACCGGCCGCCAATACCTGCTGGATCTGCGGGATCAGGCGATGGAAGCCCCCGACCTGTTGGACTGGGATGTGTTCACCCAATCCCATGTGGGGCTGCTCGAGGAGTGGCGGCAGCAGTTCAAGGCGATCGGCCGGCCTCTCAAGTGCGTGGTGGTGGAGTTCAACGCGTTCGGTCGGTGGCTGGTGCAGTACCGGGCGGCTCAACTGTGGGCGCAGAAGAACGGCATCCACTTCATCCCGCACACCACCGGCGCTCTCAAGACGGACAGGGACTTCGGGATCTGGTCGCATCAGTCGGACTGGAAGTTCAAGCGGATCATCCTGCCCGGTCGCACCCCTGCGGATGTGTTCGCGATCAAGCCGTTGACGGATCAGGTGTGCCGGTGGCCCACCCAGTCCCGTCAGGATCAGGTGACCTCGTACTGGTTCGGGGCGCATAAGCGGAGGGACATCATGAACCTTGGCACATCACAGATGTTCCGTGGCTGGCGCGAGGAGCGCCCGTCGTGGATGCGCAACCCCGGCCTGCTGGTGACCGCCCGATGAGGTTCGTGCGCTGGCACTCATGGATCGTGTGCAGCTACCACCTCCACGAATGGGAGGAGATCGAGTTGGGCAGGCGCGCCTACGAAGCGGGGTTGTCTGAGGGCATCTTCGACATTGAGGACCGCTGCGAAGAAGCGGGCCACCTGGTGGGGGCGATCTGATGGGCAAGACCAACGACGAGATCGAGTCTCTGTACGAAGACCTCCGCAAGATGCGCGCCCCGTACATGATCGCGGCGCAGCAGGTCGCCAACGTGTACGACGGCGACATCCGCCTGCCGATGCCGGAGATCGACAAGATCGACATGCCCGCGGTGGCGAACCTGGTGGTGCAGGGGGTGGATGCGTACGGGCAGCGGATCGCGTCCACGATGCCGTTCCCGGAGTTCGACATCCAGACGAACACGAACGTCGGGCGTGAACGGGCACGGCAACGCAACGACCTGATGGAGAAGTGGTGGGACGACAACATGCTGGACGTGCGATTGGGCACGGTCGGCAGGCACTTCGTGGCGTACGGCTCAACGATGATGGTCATCAAGCCGCACATGAAGAAGAAGGTTCCGGAGTTCGTTGTCTTGGATCCGATCGACACGTTCCCCGTGGGGGACGACGTACACACGGAGGCTGGTATCCATGTCCACCGAAAGTCCCGACGCTGGTGTCAGCAGCGTTACGGGGACGCCTCCAAGCTCCTCTCCCGCAACCCCCGTCCCCAGGACGAGATCGAACTCATCGAATACTGCGACGACATGGAGTGGGTCGTTCTCGGACGACAGGTCGCACACGACCAATCGAACGTTCGGGACCAGTCGTTTGGGGTCGTCCGTCTCGCCACCATTCAGAACTACGCAGGTACTTGCCCTCTCGTGGCGATTGGACGACCCGGCCTGACCAAACCCATGTCCCAGTTCGCCGGCTCCCTCGGCATGTACGTGCAGCGGGCCATGTTGCAGGCGTACGACCTGATCGGCGTCCGCATGTCGGTGATGCCGAAAACCTGGATCGTCGGCCGTGCCAACGAGACGCCCGCTGTGTTGCAGATGCCGGACGCGTTGAACGGTCAGCCTGGGATCGTGACCGGTGGCTCTGTGGAGCAACTGTTCCCCCAACCGTCGCAGCAGCTCCCCGTCGCCATCGACCGGCTCGAGCGGGGGGAGCGCATCCAGTCCGGTGTCATGGCTGAGATGGGTGGTGAGGCTGCGTCCAACATCCGCACTGGCCGCCGCGGCGATCAGGTCATGTCTGCGACCGTCGACTTTCCAGTGCAGGAAGCGCAGAAGTGGATCGCCCGCATGTTGCGCGAGGTCGACAAGATCGCGATCGCCACCGACGCCGGGTACTGGGGTGGCTCCTCCAAGTCGTTCTACGTGTCCCGGCAAGGGTCTGAGGAGAAGATCACCTACGACCCGGACAAGCTGTGGAAGGACGCCGACGGCGAGTTGATCGACCGGCACACCGTCTCGTACGCCCATCCCGGCGCTGACGTGAACGGCCTGATCGTCGGGATCGGCCAGTCGATCGGCTTGGACATCATGTCCCACCGCACCGGCATGAGGCAGCACCCGCAGATCGAAGATCCAGAGTTCGAGCACGACCAGATCGTCTACGAGAAGTTGGAGACGCTGGGTCTGAACGTGCTCGAGCAGCAGGCGTCGCAAGGCCAGGTGGAGTGGTCGGATCTGGTCGGCATCATGAAGGCGGTCCGGATGGACAAGACCGAACTGGTCGACGCTCTCGTGGCGCAGCAGAAGGCGGCGCAGCAGCGGCAGGCGGAACAGGCAGCGCAGCAGGCGGCACAAGCCGCTCAGGCAGCCCCAGGGCCGCCAGGAGCGGAGCAAATGCCGGGGATGGGTGCTGGTGGCGGCCCGACCCCCACGGAGGAAGTACCGGGCGGCGGCCCGTCTCTCGGCCCGTTGGGGAAGCTGCTCCAAACCGTGAAGCTCCCATCGTCGGCGCAAGCCCCAGGTATCCCTAACAGCCCAGCCATGTCAGGAGCATGAAATGCCCCCCACCCCCAGTTGGCTTTGGTTCCTCGTAGCCCTCCTCGTGATCCTCGCCATCCTGTTCCTGGTTGGCATACGCGTCCACGTGGGCGCCTAGATGCCTGGGGGCCGGCGTGGTGGGGCACGACAGGGCACCCCTGGCACTGCCTATCCGGAACGCACCGATCTGAACCAGTCGATCCGCACCGCCCCCGGTCAGCCGTACGGGGTGGCGGGGCAGCAGGCCGCGGCCATGCGCGCCGTCCCACTCCCCGCAGCGCAGCCCCCGCCACCGATCGTCGGCCCGCATGAGCCGTCGCAGATGCCGGGACAGCATGTGATGACCGGTGTGCCGCAAGGTCCGGGCGCCGGTCCGGAGGCGGTCACCCCGCCCCCGGTGAACATGGCCCCGCAGGCCAGCAACGGGGATGTCCTGTCCCAGTTGCAGGCACTCCTCGCTGTCTCCTCGAGGCAGCCTGCCGGGGCGAACCCGGGCCTCATCAACCTGATCGACTCCATCAAGTCGGGGGATTACACCCGTGGTGGCGTGTACGGCAAAGCGTTGGGTCAGCCGTAGTGGCGAACCCGCTGACGTTCTCCCAAACCCCGGAGGAGCAGTCCGCGTTCTGGGCGCAGCTCCGCGAGGGGGAGGCGCAACGGGCGTCGTACATGGCGCAGGCGAACGCCAACGTCGCGGACGCGGTGGGCAACTTCCACACCCGCGCCCCGTACGCCGATCCTGGTGTCACCCTCTCCGTCGGGACTGGGGTGGCGAACGGGCAGATCGACCAGGAGACGGCAGCCCAAGCGGTCGACCAGCAGGTGGCGCAGGGGAACCGGCCGGCGTGGACTCCGGTGGAGTCGGCTGGCCTGTTGGACACGGTGCGGCAGCAGGCGTTGCTTCGTAGGCCTCAGTCTGAGATCGACGCGATGCAGATGGCTTCGATCGAGAAGAAGGCTGCGGCGAACATGGACCCGGCGATCCGGGACGCGAGCGGGAACCTGGACGCGACGAAGACGCTGGCTGCTGCCGGTGTGCAGGCTCACGCCCCGACGACGGATTGGACTTCCCCTGGCGATCTGTTGGGTGAGGTGGGGTCGGGGATCAAGGGCGGCATCCGGTCGGCGCTGTCGGTGGCTCAGTCGGGCTGGGAGGAGGTGCAGAACCGGGGGGCACAAGCCGCGCACACCGTCGGTGAAGGTGTGTCCGACCTGTCGTCTGGGGATGTCTCGGGGGCGCTCGGGGCGTACGGGAAGACGTTGGCGATGGCTAACCCGTTCGGTGTGGCTGAGATGGCGGCCACCGGGGGTGAGTCGGCCGGTCAGGCGTTGGAGTCCACGAAGGCGACCAGCCTGTACCAGCAGATGAACCAGGCGCACCTCACCGGCTCCATCGACCTCGGCTCCGGGTTCTTCCCCGCCGGCACGGTCACGAAGGTGTGGCAGCCGGCGGCGGCCCGTCAGGTGCGTGGCACGATCCCTGGGACGAACACGGCGTGGACGTTCGGCCGGCAGATCGCATCGGTGTTGGCGCAGCCAGGGACGAAGCAGTACGACATCATGTCCGGCTTCATCGACGGTGCCGCCCAGTTCGCGTTCGATCCGTCGATCGCGTTGCAGGACGCTGCGATGGTGCCCCGTGCTGCCACCCTGTTCGAGCCTGCCGCCAAGGCGCTCGAGGGTGCGCCGGAGGCTGAGAAGACTCTGGTGGGTGCCACTGCGGAGGCGGCGAAGGCGGGGCGCACGTACACGCCGATGCAGTTGGCGATGAACTCCGACGAAGGCAAGTCGGTCATCTTGGATCTCAAGAATGCCAAGTCCCCGGAGGCTGTGGCGGGGGTCATCGGTTCCGATCTTGGCCTGCCGACGTTGCAGAAGATCGCGGACACGGAGAACTGGGGGAAGATCCGGGGCATCCTCGGTGCTGCCGCCCGCGAGAATCCGGCGTGGGGTGAGCAGTTCGCCCAGATCGGTGGGGACGCTGCCGCTCATGTGGCTGACACTGGCGGGGCACGGCCGTTGGCAGAGACTTGGATGGGCCAGGTATCGGCGTTGAAAGATCAGGCGTCTGCACCGTTGCGCCGTCAGATAGGAGACTACGAACGGCTAGCTAGCAACTACGCGGCGGGGGTCGGGACCGAACCGGGCTTCCGGGTGCAACAACACCTGGATCAGTTGGAAGACCCAGAAGCGGCGCTGCACCGTTTGGAATCGGGCGCGACAGGCGAACCCGGCGATCACTTCGTCCGACGTCTGGAAACAGAGGCGGGCGTTCTGTACGAGAATATCAAACGCGAGTTCCCCGGCTTTGAGTTGGCCAACCCGTCTACTGCTCACGCTGACGCGGTGCGGGAAGCGGCGAAGGGTGTCCTGATCGACGCTGAACGCCCGTCGGTCAACGCTTCCAACACCGACGCCTTCCTGGACCACTCGGCGCAGAGGGGCTTCATCAACAGGTTGGCTAAGACCACTGACCCGATCGAGGTGGCGAAGCGGCTGGGTCCGAAAGCCCCTCCGTCGCTGGTCTCAGCGGTGACGAAGGCGACAGACGCCGACGGTGTGAAGGCTGCCCTGCGGGGAGAGTTGGGCCTGTCGATCGCTTCCACGGACGATCTGCCCGGTCTGGGCTTCGGCTACGAGTTCAAGCGTGGCGTGGTCCGTGCCATCCCCGGTCTGGACCCGACGGGTGGCGGCATCCTCGGCCGTGAAGCGGCACGCCAGTTCTCCCGTGTCCCCGATCAGTTCTTCGAGGGGTATCTGCCGAACGCCACCGATGCGATGCAGCGGGCGACGTTGAACTCGATGGACGACTACATGAAGACGGCACGGGTTGACTACGCCTCCCGGTCGAAGGCGTTCGGGATCGTGGCTGACGGCTTCGCCTCCGGGTCCGCGGAGGGCCGGTATCAGGCGCTCAACGGGTTCACCGACGTGATGCGCAAGGCGCTCATCAACCAGGGCGTCCCGGAGGATGCCGCGGGCAACTGGATGAACTTGTTCAAGGACCGGTTCACGTCCGTGTACGGGGCTGACGCGATGGGTCGCCCCTCCGACTTCAACTACATCTCCACCGCTACCGGCAACGCCGACCTGTCGATGGCCTCCCCGGCCCTTCTCTCTCAGGAGATGGGGTCGCTGGTGCAGATGCCCGACCCTCGTGAGCTGCGCCGGGTCACCTCCAACTTCGGCCGGTTGGTCTCCAACGTGGAGTACGACCCGGTGAACGGCATCCAACGGGCCGGCAACCTCAAGTTCCCCCTGTCGATGGTGCAGAAGTTGGGGGAGGACGTGTTTCCCCGCCTCGCGATCACCCGTGCCGCCACCGCCATCCGGGTGATGATGGATGAGCAGTTGCGTCTCGCCGCCGCCGGTCTCCCCTCTGCGATCTCCCACCCCATCCATTGGATGGCGCTGGTGGCTGGGTCGAACACCGACCTCGAGCGGTTGGGCCTGGGCACTGAAGACGCGCAGAAGATGATCGACTCGGTGGCCGGTTCGGTCGCTGGCGGTGGTTCGTCGGATGCGGTGCTGCGGTCCACCAGGGCGACGGGTGGGATGACGGATGTGGCGAAGGGCGAGAAGTGGATCATCGGGCACAGCGAGACCGCCCGCCAGTTCGCGACCGACCCGATCGCTTCCCGTGTCCTGCAAGGGCAGACCACCGATCAGATCATGGAATACCTCCACTCCGGTGAAGGCGCCAAAGACTTCGACCGGTACAAGGAGTTGGCGGCGAACACCCGGTCGGTGTCTGCGACGACGGGTGCGGTGGTCCCCACCCCGATTGATCTGGCCGACGATCAGACGCTCCGCACGTTCATCGACACCCGCATCCGCGGGCATGTGGATGCGCTGACGAAGGGCAACACGGAGATGCGTGCAGCCCTGGGTGGCGGCATCCTCCCCGACCATTACGCCGCCCTCAACGGGGACCAGGGCGCAGCACCGTTCGCGTTCGACTCCGGCGAGGCCACCCCCGGCTACCGGAAGATGACCGAAGACTGGATGAACCATCCGGATTCCCCGGAGCGGGTGCAGTACAACCAGCGGCTCACCGACTACGCCGACCCTGCCACCGTCAAGGATCAGTGGGATAAGGCGTCGCGGTGGATGATGGGCAAGCTGTTCAACGTCCCCGTGCGCACCCTCACCCGTTCCCCCGTCTTCCGGTCAGCGTTCTACGAGCGGGTAGCGGAGCTGGCCGACCAGTTGCATCCGGATGAGGCGAATAAGCTCCTCAAGTCGATCGAATCCACCGCAGGGGAGCAGGGGTTCACCGGCAAGGTGGCTGACTTCCTGGGTGGCGACAAGCAGTTGCAGTCGATCATCGACGGGGCGTCCAACGCTCACGGCAACCTCAACCTTGAGGATGTGTTCGACTACGCCAAAGGCCACGCCATCGACACGGTGCACGACACCCTCTACGACGTGTCGTCCAAGACGAACCTTGAGCAGTCGATGCGGATGATCGCCCCGTTCGCCCAGGCGTGGCGCACCATCCTCACCGACTGGACGAAGATCCTGGCCCGCAACCCCGGCTTCGTGCGCCGCACCCAGATGGCCGTGCAAGGTGCACGGGACGCCGGCTTCTTCTACACGGACCCGGTGACCGGCAAGGAGATGTTCAACTACCCGATGTCGGACTGGGTGGTGAAAGCTCTCACCGGGGGCGGTGTCGGCTCTGCGATCAGGGCGGCCACCACCGGCACCCTGTCACACGTCCCGATCGTGGGTGCCCCCGCGGCTGGTGCGATCAACTCGGCGCTGGGGGCGATTCCCGGTGTCGGTGAAGCCATGTCCGCGTCCGGTGGTGTGCCTGGTGTCGACCCGTTGCGAGGCGAGGTCGCCGGCCTGAACATGGTGTCGTCGTCGTTCCTGCCCGGTCTCGGCCCTGTCGCTCAGATCCCGCTCGCCCACCTGTTGAAGAACAAGCCGTGGGCTGACGACATCCGCGGATTCCTCATGCCGTACGGGGTGCCCACCGATGAGAACTCCCCGATGCTGGGAGAGTTGGGTGCCTATCTGCTGCCGTCATGGTCACAGAAAGTCATCTCCGCTATCTCCACGTCGCCGGACTCCACGTCGTCCTACGGGAACACGTATTCGCAGATGCTCCAACAGTTGGCCTCGAGCGGCAAGTACGGGACCAGCATGGATGAGCGGCGCCGGCTGATCGCTGATGCCACATCGAAGGCGAGGCTCCTCACGATGCTGCGCGGCTTCGGCCAGTTCGTGGACCCCGCGTCACCTTCGTACGCCCCTGAGATCAAGACTCAGGAGGGCGACCAGTTGATGACGGCGTTGGCGCAGGACGCCCACCAGTACCAGTCGGAGGACTACAACACCTGGGTGCAGCGGTTCATGTCCACCTACGGGGAGGGGCCGTTCATCGCTGCCCAATCGAAGACCCGTTCCCAGCAGGGCGGGTTGGACGCGTCGCACGCCTTCGGCCAGTGGGAGGCCGATCATGCGGGGGAGATGAACAACTACCCGGCGGTGGCCGGCTACTTCGGGTCGATCGGTTCCGACTTCGATCAGGAGGTCTACAACCGGCAGCTCGCCACTGGGGAACGGGCCAAGCTGTCCGCTGACGACATGCTGAACGCGTCGCAGGCGACGGTGGCGAAGTGGAAGTACGACCAGGCGAAGCAGGCGCTCGGTGCGCACCCGACCCCGGCGCAGCAGGAGTGGTTGGCGAACGTGAAGGCGAAGTTGCAGGACCAGTACCCCGGCTACGCGGTGGAGCCGTCCGTGTCGATCGCTGACCTGCCGGCGAAGATCCAACAGTTGCAGCGGGCCGCTGTCGATCCCGGCCTCAAGGGTGATGTGCAGACGGCGACGGCTACGTACCTTGCTCTGCGGGATCAGGCGCTCTCCGTCGCCAAGTCGCGTGGATCGAAGGGGGCCGGGTCGTTGGCTGGGACCAACAACGCCGATCTGCGGGCGTGGCTGGCGGGGGCTGCGACGAAGATCATCCAGAAGTACCCCACGTTCTCGAGGCTGTTCGACTCGGTGCTGTCTAGCGAGGTGGATTCATGAGCGGCCAGGACACGACCACCCCGACTATCGACCCGACCCTAGGGATCGGCGCACCACCCCCGACGGGCACGGTGGGCGGTGTCATCCCCGACCCCACGGCGATCGGTGTCCCCAAGTATCAGACGATCGGCGGGGCGTTCGTCTTCGAGGGGACGAAGTACAAGCGGGTCATCCAAGGCGGCGACGGCAAGTACTACGCAGTCGATGCTTCCGGGGCGGTGATGACCGATGACAAGGGTCAGCCGCTACAGGATCAGCCGACCACGGACCGGTCAGGCACCCCGATCAGGGTGCAAGCCCAGTACGGTCCTGCGCCGCCAGGGTCGAACGTCAACACGCCTGCCGGTGTCACCTCCCGGATTGAGCCTGGTTCGCCGGCCGCACAGTTGGGGATGGCCGGTCCCGCCCGTTACGACGAGGGGGCTGAGTGGTCGCTGTTCGCTCAGATGCCTGCGGAGCAGCGGGTGCAGGTGCAGCAGGCAATGATCGACCGTGGGATCGCCCCGTCGACTGGTGTGGCTAACGGGGCGTTCACCACGGACTGGTTGTCGTCGTTCAAGACGATCCTCGGCTACGCGAACGCGAACAACCAGAACTGGGAGGATGCTCTCGCTTCGATGCCGCAGGTTGACCGCACGAAGACGGTCACCGTGCAGCCGAACCAGTACGAGGTCCATCTGGCCTCCCCGCAGGATCTCGCCGCTGTGTACCGCAAAGCGATCGCTGACACGATCGGCGGGGGCGCTGTGCCTCAGTCGGAGGTGGATTCGTTCGTCCGGGCGTACCAGGAGATGCAGCGCACCGATCAGGAGACGGCGAACGCAGCGAAGGAGAAGGCGATCGCTGACGCCGGCCTCGGCCAGCAGGTGGCGATCGGTCCTGACGGGAAGCCTCTGCCGACTGGCACCCCGCCGGGTACCGACATCGCCCCTGGTGTTCTCCCGGACAGTGCCGCTACCGCAGCAGGGCCGGTGGGTACCGGGTTGCCGACTCCGGGTGTGACGACGACGACAGCCACAGAGTCGCCACAGCAGTTCGCGTTGGACCAGGTGAAGCAGAAGTACGCCGGCCGGTACGCAGCGACGAACATGGCTAACGCGTACGGATTGTTCGTCAACTCGATGGCAGGGTTGGGCGCGACCGGTGGGGCTGCCCCGTCCACGGTGGGCACGGCGACCTGATGCCCCCCGCACCGGTCGGTTCGTCCCGTCTCGGCTTCGATGACATCGCCCGCTACGCGTACCAGGCCGGGTTCCGAGGTCAGGCATTGCAATGGATCACCGCCATTGCCATGCGCGAGTCGGGGGGCAACCCAGCCGCGTACAACCCGAACGTCCACACCGGGGATCAGTCATGGGGGCTGCTACAGGTCAACACTCTCGGCTCGCTCGCCGCAGGCCGTCGGGCGCAGTTGCAGTCGTTGGGCTACTCCGGCGACTTCCACGATCTCCTGGACCCGGCGGTCAACATGAAGATGGCGTACAAGCTGTCGAACGGTGGAACCAACTTCGAGCCGTGGCGGTCAGCGTCCCCCGGTTGGGGCGGCCCGCAAGGGTTCCTGACGAACGCCACCCAGTACCTCTCCGCTGCCGGTCAGGCCGCCTCGAGGGTGCAGTTGGGGAACGCCAACTCGAACGGGCAGATGGGTCAGGCGATCACGATGGCGCAGTCCGGTGGCGGCAGCGCGCAGACGCGGATGGTCTCCTGGTTGCAGCAGCAGGTGGGCAAGGACTACGTGGCGTTCACGAAAGGCCCCAACACGTTCGACTGCTCCGGGTTGACGTCCGCGATGCTGGACCAGTTGGGGGTCCACACCCCCGCGTTCACGCTGTCGCAAGCGCAGATGGGGATGCAGGTGTCCACCACCGACCTGCAACCTGGCGACCTGGTGTTCTTCCACGGGGCGCCGATGGCCGGTCACCCGGACGGCAACCTGGGCCATGTCGGCGTCTACATCGGTGGCGGGCAGTACATCCAAGCCCCGCACACCGGAGCGAAGGTGATGATCTCCACGTTGGACCCGAACCGGGTGCAGATGGCCCGCCGGCTGGTGGACGGTCAGGGCCGCTACATCACCGGGGGTGGGCCGGGGATGCCGCAGTTGGACTCCAACGTGCAGACGGTCCCCATCGGGCAGGCTGCCGGGGTGAACGCCACCCTCATGTCGTCCACGTCCTCGCAACCGCAAGGCAACTTCAACGTCCCCGGCCTCAACCTGGGCGGCACCGGCACCGGGGGGCCGTCGGACACGTCTACCCCCACCGACGCGTTCACACTCCCCACCCACGACTTCGCGAACATCCTCCCCGGTCTCGGATCGAAAGTTGAATCGCTGGTATGAGCAACGTCGACACCTCCTCCCCGTCCTCAGCACTCGGTATCACCGGCACCAACCCCGACGACGTTGTAGGCCAGCTCTACGGCTATCTCGGCTGGGCGCTCAACATCCCGGAGGTGGCAGCCATCCTCAAGCAAGCGGCCGCCGCCGCCACTGCCGGGGTGGGCTGGTCGCAGGCGCAGATGGACTCTGCGTTGCAGAAGACCGACTGGTGGAAGACCACCTCCGACACGAAGCGACAGTGGATCGAGAAGACGTCCAACGACCCGGCCTCCGCTCAGCAGCAGGTGTCCGACAAGGCCGCCACGATCAACTCGCAACTGGTGCAGCAGGGTGTCCGGTTGGACCCGTCACGGGTGCAGGACATCGCCACCCAGGCGCTCGAGTTCGGCTGGAACGACGTGGAGACGAAGGCCGCTCTGGACTCGGAGCTGATGCGGTCCCCGTCGGTGCTGGCATCCCAGGTGGGTACCAACTACAAGGCGCTCGCAGACCAGTACGGGGTGGGCATGTCGGATGAGCGGGTCCAGCAGTGGGCTGCCCATTCAATCTCCGGGGTGCGTTCGGATGAGGAGTTCCGCCAGTACCTCGTGACGCAGGCGAAAGGCATGTTCCAGAACAACGCGGACGTGCAGAAGTTCTTGGACGACGGCGGCACCACCGACCAATACTTCGACCCGTACAAGCAGGACGCCGCGACGGTGCTGGGGGTCAACCCGGACTCCATCCACCTGTCCGATCCGAAGTGGTCTGCGGCGATCAACGCCCAACACCTGGATGCGAGCGGGAAGCCGATCGGGCAGATCGGTTCGATGACCCGGCAGGAATGGATTCAGAAGCTCAAGTCGGACCCGCAGTACGGGTACTCGTCTACGACGAATGGGATCAATGACGGAGCCGCGATCGGGGCGACGATCACCTCCCTGTTCGGTGGTCTGCCCGGTGCTGGCACTACGACACCGGCTACGGCGGGAGGCTGACAATGGGCGCTTGGGCTAACCAGACGATTGCACAGTCCACGTTCCTCGGCTGGATGTCGAACGCCGACGGTTTCAACTACTTCGTGAACACCGTCCTGCCGGACATCATCGCCAACGGCGCGAAGGTTGAGAACCCGGACGACTCCAACCTGCCGCACATCGCAGACCTCAACACGATCCTGCTCGCCACCGGATCGGCTGGTTCCAACCTTGGCCTCTCCATTCCCCAGTCGGTGCTCGAGACGGCCGCCAACCCACCCAAGCCGGCTCCGGTGGCGACGGTGGCTGCGCCGACGGTCACCGACGGGAAGGCTGCCCTCAAGGCGGAACTGGACGCCTGGGGTTTGGGTGGCCTGACGGACATGGCGTGGAACATGCAGGCGCAAGGTCTGTCCGGGGATGCGATCACCGCTGCGATCCGTGGGACTGACGAGTGGAAGTCACGGTTCTCTGGGATCGTGCAGCGGCAGAAGGCTGGGCTGCCGGCCGGGTCGGAGTCGGATGCGCTCGCCTACGAACAGTCGATGCACGAGATGCTCCACCAGTACGGCATCACCGGCTACACGCAGCAGGACTACCAGAAGTGGTACGGCGGGGACACGTCCGTCGCTGAGATGTCCACTCGAGCGCAGGCGGCGGCGAAGGAGGCGTACTCGACGGCACCGGAAGCGTTGGCGGCGGTGCAACGCCTGTACGGGATCAACGCCGGAGACCTCACCCACTACATCCTGGACACCGACCACGCGTTGCCGCAGATCCAGCAGAAGTTGGACGCCGGGGCTATCGCCGGTTCCGCAGCAGCGGCCGGGGTGGGGCAGCTCACCGCGCAGCAGGCGCAGTTGATCGGCCAGTACA